AGCTGGTCTTATAGTATATTTATCTTTTTCCATCTTGTTTTATATTTACTCTTAGTGTACCAAATCTCCAGTTATCTCCAACTGCCGTATTTTCTATTTTAATATTAGATTGTCTACCACGAATACGAGTATTAACGAACCTAGTTGTGTTGTTTACTGTTAAAGTTTCTCCTACAGTAGCTGAATCATTAGGATAATCTTTAACACTTAAAGTAATAACAGTGTTTCCAGTTTGATCTTGAAAGTCTGGTATAACTTTATTAATAAAGCTAAATGTTTCACCATCAGCTATATCTCCATCACCTGATTGAATAAAAGCTGGTAAAGCAGCACCATCAGCATTTACTCCTGATTCTTGAGCATAGATTATACTTCTTCCTTGTGTTACTCCATTAATAGTACTTATAGTAGCAACATTAGAATTAGCAAAATATTCTGTAGCTAAAGGATTTAATTCAACTCCATTATCTTGATAAGTACTTCTATCCATAGTTCCAAAATACCAAGAGTTTTCTAGATAATTATAAATTACATAACGATCACATTGATCAGAGGAACTAGAACAATAGTACCACATTACTTCAGAGAAGTTAGAATTTTGTGCAGAATAAACTTGAGGATATTGAGTTTTATTAATATTATCAAATACATGATTTAATATAGGACAAGGTATTTCTTGAACTGATCCTGCATATCTAAAGAATTGTCCATCTGACATCCAGTAAGCTACATCATCTATTACTATTGCAGAGTTAAGACCCACAGCTCCACAGTCGTTACCTAATTGTCTAAATCCAAATATAAAAGGAGGACCAATAAAAGACATTGATTGCATTGTAGTATCTGTCCATACTAATATAGTTCCTTTAGCAGGTCTTGCACATCTAATTTCACTTCCACCTGCTATTCTTTGTGATCCAGCTGAGTTAGTTACGTTAGGTGTCCATTGATTATAATTTTCTTGATCAGACCAACGTATAAACATTTTATCTTGAGTAGCTGTATTAGCAATAGATGTCTCTGTTCCCATACACACAACGTGTCTAGTTTCTGTAGATACCATTGATAAAGTAGAAGTAGTAGGAGCATTAGCAACAACAGTAGCTCTATTATCAGTCATTCCTTCTGATTCAAGCCATTCATATGTTGATCCATCTTTTTGTGTTATGATTAAATCTTCTCCCCAATTATTAATAGACCATAATCTTGCATCAAGAGTAATTTGTGAAGTTGTTCTAGGAGTATTCCAAGTACCTGCATTCCAATTTCCAGCTCCCCAACCAAAACCAAAAGTTTGTACACTAGGACCAATATTTAATTGATAATTAGCTGTGCAATTAGCAGTAGGACCTACCGCAGAACTTGCTGTTGCACTACTTTGAATAGTATAAGCATCTGTATTTGCTATACTTAAAATTTCATATTCAGCATCTAATGTAGCTGCAGGAATTCCACCAACAGCGGCACTTACACTACTTAATGTGACAAAGTCACCTTGTATAGCTCCATGATTTGTATCTGTGATAGTTACAATAGCACTACTTGAAGTAGTACTAATAGCATTAACAAGAGCTTCTGTTGATCTTATAGGAGTAATGTCTTGACTTGTTCCAGATGCATAAACATATATTTTTCTATCAGTTCCTAAAGCTTCATAACGAGAACCATCTAAAGCAAACCATTGCTCTAAAGCTCTTCCAACTCCTACATAATAAGCTGGACTAAATTTAGTCCAACCACCTATTTTTTGAGGAAGTCCTTTACGAAATCTTACTTTATCACAATCAATCCATCTACCTTCTGCACCACTAGGAGTATTTTCAGTATCAATTCCAGGTTGAAAATTTAATTGAGTTAATGGCATAGTTAAAGTATATAACAAAAATCATAAAATTATACTAAAATATAAGGAGTATAAGAGTGGTGTTCTTATACTCCGAAAATACTATATATCTTACTTTTTAGATAGTGTAAAGCCTTTGAACAAAAATGAAAAATTTAACATAAATTTAAAGTATCAATTCTGTTAAAGCTTTATTTGATCCTACAGTTCCTTTGTAAAAAGTATTAAAAGCTAAACTTATTCTTGTATTAGATCCTTGTTTGTTTTTTACTTGATGATTAGTTGATGATGGAAACATAAATAAATTACCTGTTTTTACAGGAAAAAACCAAGTTTCAGAATTCCATATATTGTATTTTGTTTCATCTATTATAGGCTTAATTTGTTCATAACCTTTATTACTACTAAAAAGTATTTTATCATTTTTTATATCTGAATCAAAATAAAATACACCTGATATAATAGAATTAGGATGTGCGTGTTTATGATGATATTGATTAGTTTCAGTATAATTTAACCACGATTGAGTTATATAAAGATTTATATTATTTTTTGGACATATGACAGTATTTAAATAATTTTTGCAATGTTTATCTAAAAACTTCTTTATATTTTTAAATTCTTTCCTGTTTAATACATAGTTATCTTTAGTATTAATATTGCCTGTATTACTCATACAATGTTTTTTTTGTTTTTTTACAAATTGTAATTCTTGTTTTGTAAACTCTCTATCTATTTTTGTTGTATAGATAGGTGTTGGAAAAATATTATTAATTACAGGTTCAGTCATTTAATATGCCCAAGACACAAATGAATATCTTGTTCCTTTTGTTACTGGTTTAACTAGATGTGGGTATAGAAATACAGATGGAAAAATAATTAAATCTCCAGCTTTAAATTTAATTTCATAGTCATCAAACATAATAAATTCTCCACCTTTATAATTATCATTTAAAACAGCAACAATACTTAACATCGGTATTCCTTTTATATCTCCTGTAAATAGATTATGGATGTGATCGTTATGTCTAGACATAATTTGATTTTTTTTGTATCTGTTAAATCTTAGTTGACTAAACCCAGTCCAACCAACTACAGTATCTTCACTAATTTTATCAATAACAATATATCTTTCTAATGCTTTCCAAGTTAATTTCATTAACTCTTTATAATAAGTTAATTTTTCTCCTCCACAAACATCTAGTTCTTTATTCCCATTTATATGAAAAGTATGACTTGAATCTTTAGGGTTTTGATATTTATGTCGTTCCCAAGTTTTATCTTTCTTAAGTTCTTTTAAACTTTTATCTATAATATTTTGAGGAATCCAATTATCTAAATGAAGTATATAATCTTTTAAATTTTTCACCACCACCATCTTTTAAAGATAAATTATTATTTAACGATTGTAAACTATTATTTAACGATTGTCAACAACCCACTGTTGTGTTTCTTCATTCCAATTGTATCTTTGACCATCTGTAGGTTCAGCAACTGGTGCTTCCCATTTACAAGTAGTTTCATTTAATGTCCACGATGCGTAAGGTTTAGGTGCTATGAAAGCATCTCTTGTTTCGTCATAAGTATAACCAACACCTGCATAATTTTTTCTTATACTTCCATCTTTAGAAGTTTGTTTCCAAACATCATTTGTATTATGAAGATTATTTAAAAAATCTATTCCCGCTTGTTCTGTAGTTGTAATATCATTAGATACTACTTCAACTTTTTCTACTATATTATCAACTCCTAATTTTGCAAAATTTGCCATTATGCTGTGTAACTCCCTGAACCTGTAAATTTAATAATTGTATCTGAGCCCGATGTTGAAACTGTTGGCGAGCCTGTTGTAGATGAAGAATAATTTGCTGTAGGTACTCTTAAAATTACTACACCGTCTCCTCCAGCAGCAGCAGCATGAGAACCTACACCAGCACCACCGCCTCCACCTAAACCATCTGTACCTGCTCCAGAATCTCGACCAGGATTAGAGTGTTGAGCTCCATTTCCACCACCACCAGAACCACCGTCTCCAGCAGGGAAAACTGGGTCAGCAGCACCACCGCCTCCTCCAGCGTAAGTTACTGAACCACCTGTTATTGAATTAGCTAAACCATTTCCACCATCACCACCGTAGGGTTGCTCAGCACCTTGACCTGCTTGTCCAGCACCACCACCACCTCCACCACCATAAGCTCCCGGGGTACCTGGTATATTTGGTGAACCAGCACCACCAGCATTTCCTTGTCCAGGAGTTGCATCACCACCTGGATTTCCAGAACCATATGCACCTCCACCACCAGAACCACCGTCTCCACCATCGTTGTTTGGGCCACCACCACCCCCGTAACCACCTCCGATTGAAGTTACTGTTGTAACATCTGTTCCAGATATAACACTGTTTCCACCAATAGTACCTTGTGAATTTGGAGTAGGGCCTAAGGCTCCACCACCACCGACTGTTATTGTATAAGTTTCACCTGTAAGTAAGGCAATAGCAGTTCCGCCATAAGTAGTTAAAAAACCGCCGCCACCACCGCCACCAGCGTTACCATATCCGCCACCGCCACCACCAGCTATGGATAAATAAGTAGCATCATAAGGTTCTGCAACTGCACCACCAGCACCAAATCCTAAAACTTGATAACCAAATGATTTACCTTTTCTGTTTTGTATATTTTTTGTGTTCTTACTTGATGTGAGTTTATTTTTTAAATCTCTCATAATTATGCGTCATTAGCTGCATCAGTAGTAAAGAATATTTTGATACCTAAAAGTCTTGCTACTCCAGTAAAAGTATCTCCACCCGCATTTGCATCTCTAAATATTTGAAAGTAAGTTTGTTGATCTACTGCAGGAGATCCTGCAATTGTAACTGCAGAACTTTCTGCTGAAACTTGTTGATCTTCTACTGTTCCTATACCAGCATCTGTAATATTTACTGCTGTTCCAAAAGCAACGTCTATAGTATCGCCATCACCAAC